GAAGTATCCGTTGTAAAGTTCTTTGATATTTTGAACATGCCCAACCAACACATTAGGCAACCTCCTATGAGCAGACTCAAAGGCAAGTTGATGCGCAATCTCCTGCGCCTTATACACCTGGGACTCACTCTGATCGCAGACCAAACTTACGCTGCTAAAAACTTCAATAGTGTATGGGATCTTGTCCCACGTACCATCGCCGTAGTAAACGGCATCACTCACCTTTGTGCTCACTGCCTGCGTAACTCTCGCTTCGTTACAGCCGCCGCTCTCGTCTCTTACCATTTTTATAGGTATGCTTTCTTCCATTCTCTGCCTCGTGCTTTTTTGTTTACCCTTGCCCCCATGAGAAAGGACAAGGGTTGTTGTTAGTTTCGCTCTGCACTCACTCACTTCGCCAACACCAATGATGGCAATTGCGCCCTCTTGATGTCTGTGCGTACGCTAGGTGCACGTGAGTACTCATAGGACGCCTTTTCTACGTCCTTGAAATTAATCTCGCCGCTAGCCAAGTATTGCTCAACTTTCTTGGAATCAATGTCTTTAACAATGCCAGGCATTGTGAGGATATTTGACGGTAATAAGTTGGGTCGATACTTGGTACTGAATGTCTTCCGATCACGGCTGAAACTAGAAACCTTCACAGCGTCTGGAGTCTTAAGCTCCTTCAGCAAGTTTTTCACAGCATCGAAAGAGGTGTTGTAACGCTCAGTTACCTGAGAATACTCCTCCAAAAGATCCGGGTGCTCACTGTGCATCTCCGTCAAGTGCACACGTGCCTCATCCAGCTCTGCAATACGTTCTTCGATCAGTGCCATGATCTGCTTGTCATTCATTTCCTATAACTCCTTTAATTGTTTGGATATTTGCACAGCCGACCGTAGGTCAGCGATGTTCTTATTCCATATTTTTCCAGGGTTTTGGGCGGACCTTAGCAAGGTCAATATGCTGTCGATGACCATCACCGGCAGCTTATAGTCAACGCTCTCACCTACGATTGTTGCTTCGACGACCCGTCTGTGAACTGATGTAAAAGACGCTCCCACCCTCAGCGCCTTCACTGATGACGGTCCCATTGCTATCAGCATGTTAGGGTCGATAATTCTAATTTCTTCGTGAAGCCGGGGTACGCATGCTTTTATGCAGGCGTCTTTGGGTGCCCCGAACACCTCTTTAATACGTTTCCCAGGAACCAACTTCTCGGTTGGACAAGATACGCTTGGGGTAACCCACAACTTATCAGTAGGCATATCTGCGAATCTTATGATGTAGTTTAGAATGGACCCCTCTTTTCCACCAAATAGGTTCCCATGAATGGCCGACTGAACACTGGTTCTATCGACAACAAGTACGATATCAGCCCCATAGGAGCCCAATCCGCGTATTAAGACTTTTCGATTCGCACCCAAACCACAAGAGTCACAGCTTGAGTACTTGAATACTAAGTCTTCAATTTGCGCGTATGACTTTGACTTTGTGTCTTCGAGTGACAATCTTCCTCCTCAATTTCTGACACATCTTGTGTGCTGGTGCTATTTTTACGTCATCAATAAGAATTGCTAATGGTGACTTTTTACCAGAGTAGTTTCTCTCAACTCTGCCCTTACCTTGCTGAAAACCTCCCCAGCTAGAAAAGGGCGTAGCGAAGACCACCGTGTCGAGAGCAGGTGCATCAAGACCCTCTTTTGCAACTTGAAATGTTGCGAAGGTAATGTCGCTACTTGCAATGATTTCGGTCCTCAGCTCCCCTGGTGTGGAACCAGTCACCACCCCAACCTTATACGACTTCCATGATGCCCTGTCCACAATCATGTTAGACAAAATTTCTGGGTGATCTTTGCTGTGTGTGAGACAAATGACTCTTCTACCAGAGGACAATGCAGACTCCAAAAGTTCAAGCAATTCTTCGTTACGAATACGCTGTTCGCTTAAAAATTTGTATAGCTTGCCGACGCTGAACTCGCCTGTGACGTCGAGTATGTCCGAGGGATCGATTGGTGGGCTTGTGTTTAGTTCTTTTACATAGATATCCGCATTCAAATCACTGGTTACGTCCGTGTAAAAAATCCCGCCTATCTGAGCGTAGTAAACCCCTTCAAGACCGTCCTCTCTGACAGGAGTGGCAGTAAGCCCATATCTAGCACCATAAAAAAGAGGCGCGGTTTTGGAAAACTTGTGTGCGGAAAGGTGGTGAACCTCATCGAATATGACTGTGCCGAACCTGCGTCTAGCTTCGATTGGTACCTCACCAGATACTGCGCGATTGGCAAGAGTTTGGACCATTGCTATAACCATGGGCTTGTCCCACTCAGCACGTTTTCCTTGTACTATACCTATGTCCTCTCTGGTGACCGACAGGAACTCTGTTGCACGCTCTACCCACTGTTCCATAAGCCCTGAATTATTGACGATAATTATGGCAGGATTGCCGCGCTGCGCTATCTTTTTCAGCGCCATGACGGTCTTACCCTTGCCACACGCAAGGTTTAGTACTCCGTGATCGGCCTTGGAGAAAGCCTCCCAAGCTGCCTGTTGAGCTTCGTTTCTTGGCGTGATCTTGTCACCAAAGTCAACAGTCTCATACTGTACAGACGGCTTGGAGAAGGGGACAATACGCTCAGACCACTCATCATCAGTAAAAAGGTGCCGAGCGACGGTTACGTGTCCTTCTCTTATGCGCCCCAAGCAGATACTAGATACGTCACCTGTCCTTGTGTTAACGGTGCTGAAAGTTGCAGCTCTTAGCAGGGCGTCAACGTTTCGGATTGATTCTAACGGTATCCACATGTCGCATGAGAAAATGGCCGAACCTTTACAGGAACGGCCATCGTCTTCTTCAGGCAGATACGTATTTTTATAGCTCATGAGTTAGCTCCTTAGTATTCCAAGAATTTGGTTCTTTAGGAAATATGTGAAGCTCTCACTCTTTCGCTCAGTACCAAGTTGGTTGTAAAAGACTTCGACCAAGGCGTCAGCTTTCTCGTCTATGCGGTCATCACTGCTCGTCATAGACTCGATCTCCGCCTGAGCAGCAGGACCAAAGGACCTGATGTCTCCACCAGATCTGGCCCTGCGCGCTTGGTATACTGATATTAATATTCGTCTAGCCTCATTGGACTCTTCAGGGGTTACCCCGAGACTATCGAACATCTGTTTCAAAGTTTGATTTGAGGGTAACAGAAGCCCTTTCTCGTACTTCCTTATTGCTTCACGGCTAACTCCGCACACCTCTGCCATCCTTCTAATCGAGTACTCTCTGCTCTGTCGGAGACTGACTAGCAGTCCGCAGAGGTGTGAATCGTTAGCCATTTATTCTCCTATAGGTCTTCTGATTCCTGGTCTTCTGATGTATCTTCATATACAGTCCCATCAGTTTCCGTGTGTTCACTGCTGCGGTCAACGATTACCGTGGGAACCTTAACGGAAACTTTAGGGGATGCTGTGTTTTGATATTGAGTATAGGACTGTAGTAAGTGGTCAATGCCCTTCTGAAGACCGAAGACCAACGCTCTAATTGTGTTAGTTTTTGTGTCAAATTTAAGGGGAACTTCCACTTCCAGTTCGTCCTTAGTATTATCAGTCATGATATCTCCTTGTTGAAATTAAACGTTATGGCACCCTGAATGCCGAAGTGCTTATACCAAAAACTTGAGTCTCCTTGTGTGAGGTGAGGAATATGAAACTGAACGATATAATGGACCACTATGACGATGGTGGTCTTCTCCTGAAAAAGGCCTTTGCTGAGAAGGGTGTTCCCCCTGTAATTAAGACTGCCGTAGACTTGAGTGATGCTAGCCAGCGGCACGATAGCGACTACGCATTAGTCATCGATACTGACTTTGGTCGGCAGTTTAAGTACCCAGTCGTCGATGCCGGTAACGCACTAGCTAGTGCAATCTACTTCTCTGAGAACGGCGACGCGCTTCCTGACAAGTTGCAGAAGACCGCAGCTGTCAACATTCAAAAGGCGCTTAAGGGTTTTGGCTTCACCGTTCCTGAAGAGATTACTAAGACTGCGTCTATGGAGCTTGGTTATAGCGAATCCGCCGACGATTTTACGTTACAGAAACTGTTCGGCTTAGAAGGAGATGACAGTGTTGATGTTCTTGAGGATGCCTTCGCCGGACTTTCCCCAAGAGGCAAGCGCCGATTAGCTTTCCAAGTCAAAGAGGCAAGCGCAGACTTCTTTGAGAAACTTCCTGATATGGTCGAGAAGTACGCATCGGCTGGTCTGGGAAGTGACTTAGCCATGGCTATTGACCTTCGCAAGATGCTGCTTAGAGATGACGCTGCGGCAGAGGAACTTAATAAGATTGCCTCTATGGTATCGAGTGAGAGCCCTGATGATGTTGCAGCAGCACTCCATAACTTCGACGTCTCACATGAGATTACTCATCAATATAATCGAGTAATACCTGACGCGTACGCGAGTGTTTTTGGCGATTCCATCACAAAGTCAGCAAGTGTAAACCGTCCTGTAGAAGTGGGCGGCAAAGAGTATACTGCTGACAAGGTGACTGGTTGGTTGAACGTTGGTGGTCAAGACAAGCTTTCCGAGGCTTTCGGCGCATCATTCACTGACGAGTTTGTGGCAGACCCATTAAACGTTCTATCCAGTCTCCCCGTTACCCATAAACAAGCAATCGCACGGATGATCGACGTTGATGAAGGCTGAAGAAGCTTACCTTGGTCCAAAAACAACCAAGCAGGCGTTTACGCACAGAGACACTCACCCGTTAATTCTGAACCTTCTTATGATCTCTAAGTTTGGTCCAGATTGTTTAGCGTGGGAGCCCGAAACGTGTTGGCATGAGATACGCAGCACGTGGGGCGGAAGTGTGTCTGAGCTAAACAAGAATAAAATCCAAGCTGTTAGAACCGCTCATTTAAGCGACAGTCCCTACGAAAGGTGGGAGATATTCGATCTTGTCTGCGCGGGCTTAGTTGGGTCTTCACCCAGGTTTGACCTTATACAAAAGCCTTCTCCTCATAGAGCAGCTTTCGCGATAGACGTCCTATCTCAGATAAAAGAAAACGCTCGCGTATCTGATGAGGTACTGAAATACTGTGGAGCAAGCATGCTAGACTATGGAATGGTCTACGGACCAGGCTCTCTAGAGCCTTGCAACAAATTTATTAGGCCCTTTGTGGGCTCGGCACAGGAGAGGGTACAACGGGCCTATTCTTCTGGCGCTAAACCACTTTTTGATGGGCAGAATACTGATGACGTTCAGCTTATGAAATCTTATTCAGTACGTGACTTTCAGGAAAGCACCTCAAGGATGCTTCTTTCCCAATTGAAAAGACTTATTCCGTAGAGGTTTGAATAATGGCCGGACCAAGATATTCATTAGGCGGTTCTTCTAAGACTCGCGCAAAGGCTGTTGGGCGACCCGAATCGTTCTACCCTTCACCGTTTTTTGATGTAGCACAAAACTACATACCCAAAACAATCAAGGGTTGTTTCGATTGGTGCTCATACTACCAGCTTACGAATCCGCTAATCAGCTCAATTACAAATAAGTTAGCGACATACCCCATAACCGACTTGATCTATGAAGATGACAACAAGGGGATTACTGAGAGCTATAAGCATCTGTTTGAGGACACGTTCCTCATGCGACAGTTCCTCATAGAGACTAATTTAGATCGATACACCTATGGCAACAGCTTTACCAGCGTTTCGTTTCCATTTAAGAAGGTCCTGATCTGTAAAAACTGTGGTGCTGACTACGACGTAAGAAATAGCAAGTACAAGTGGAAGGGTTTCAACTTCCATATCGATTGCCAGTCCTGCGGAGCTGGAGGTCCTGCAAAGGTCAAAGATGAGCCTCTAAGGTCCGCGAGCAAGATTAAACTTATCAGGTGGAACCCTAAGTCAATCACTATCAAGAATAATGAGGTGACCGCAAACAAGCTGTACTACTACACAATGCCCCAGCACCTAAAAAACGACATTATGCTGGGTAAGCCTGAAGTCATCGAGACGATTCCTCAAGCATTTATCGAGGCTGTTCGCAAGAAAAAGGCGATTCTTCTTGAGACAGACAAGCTGTTTCATTCAAAGCGACCCTCAATATCTAGGGAGCCCGCTGATAACGGCTGGGGAGCCCCTCTTATCTTGCCGGTGCTAAAGGACATTTTCTTTTTACAAGTACTTCGTAAAGCGCAGGAAGCGGTCGCACTTGAGCATATTGTGCCCATGCGGGTTATGTTTCCCCAGATAACTGCGGACGGCAACAATCCTTATGCCCAGATCAATCTACAAGATTGGCAGAACGAAGTAGAGTCCCAGATAAAAAAGTGGCGCTTGGATAACAACCACATCCCGGTCATGCCTGTTCCGGTTGGGTATCAGATGATAGGCGGTCAGGGAAGGGGCCTTCTTCTTCACCAGGAGGTCAGAATATACAACGACCAGATTATTGCTGGTATGGGTGTGCCCACAGGGTTCTTCTACGGGGAGGCTCAGTATAGTGGGGCTTCTGTAAACCTACGCGCACTCGAAAATGAGTTCCTTGGGAATCGTCAAGATATGCTTCGTCTCGTATGCTTTATTCGAGACCATGTCGCCACCTTTTTAGACCTTCCTAAGATACCTCTTCGTTTTAAGCCATTCAAGATGGCAGATGACATACAGCGCGCTAGCTTCGATATGAACCTCGCCAACGCTGGTATGATTTCAAGAAGAACATTCTTAGAAAGTAGAGACTTTAACTTTGAGAATGAGCAAGAGCTGATAGCTGCGGAAGGCAAGCGGTTTGCGAAACAGAGTAGAGACAACATGGTCGCGCAGACCGAGTCGCAGGGCGAATCCATGCTTATACAGACTCGGTACCAAATCCAATCACAAATGCTCCAGCAGGAGGCTCAGGCTCAGATGGGGCCACCTCCTGGACAGCAGCAGCAGCAGCAAGCCGGCCAGCAACAGCAGCAAGAGACTCCTCAACAACAGCCTGAACAACAACAGCCTCAGCAGGAGGGTGCTGAGCAGCCACAACAACAGGCAGCTCCTGAACAGGTTGCTGGGGTTGACCAGAGCCCTATCAATCAGGGGGCTTCCGGTAACATGGTGGACCTTTTCGCTTCGGCTAAAAGATTAACGTCAGAGCTAAAAAAGATGGATGAGGTAGACAGATATAGGTCGCTGGCCCGACTACGAGCCAGCAACCCTGAAATATACGTTTTAGTAAACAACGCTCTTAATGGAACAGGTGTCTCAGCAATGAATGCATTGCCTACAATGCGCCCACCAAGAGCGGCGCCTGATAAGGCGCAAATATGATTTTACGTTTGAAGGCTAGCGGTTGTTACTTCCGCCTCTCGCCGCGAAGGGACTCGTCAACGTTTCGTGCAAGTCGTTCCTCAACGCTTTCGCGCTTATCTTCTTGGCGATCTTCTTTCTTCATCAGGTTCTCCGATTAGCAGTTGGAGGCACTATTGCCTCATCATTCTTATACCGCTTAAGGGGTTGTAAATAGCAGGAGCAGCAGATGATAAATGTTCTAGATCCTCAGAGGGTGATGTCATCCCTCGAAGACAGGACCGTAGAAGTAATCGAGGATTTCTTTCCGCATGTAGGTAAGAACAGAACCCTTGTTGCTAAGAGGATTTATACGGGTCCAAAAGTAAGTTCAGACGACATCACATCCCAGAAAAACGCACGTATGAGAGGTCGCACATGGGCGCAGCCTATATTTGCGGACCTTGAACTTGTAGATAACGCTACAGGTCAAGTCGTATCTTCAGTTAACAAGATGCGCATTATGAACCTGCCTAAGCTGACCAGGCGCTATTCCTACATCGTAGACGGAACAGAGTACCAGGTAGACAATCAGTGGCGACTTAAGTCAGGAGCTTACGCACGCAGGAAGGCGAACGGTGAGCTTGAAACACAGTTCAACTTAGCTGAGGGACGAGGCTTCAGATTGGGCTTTGACCCAGCAAAGCGGGGCTTCTTACTAAAATACGGAACCAGCAACATCCAACTTTTACCAGTGCTACAGGCTCTAGGTGTGTCGGATGAGCGAATTGAGTCCGTGCTTGGTAAGGAAGCTTACTCTCAAGCGGTCTCAAAGAAAAAGCGCGGCGAGTTGGTTAAGATGTCAAAGTCCTTGAACCGAAGGGCGGTCGTCAATAGCGATACGGAAGCAGTGCCTGTTATCAAAGAGGCTTTGTCAGCGACTAAGATCAGCCCAGAAACAACGTCAGTCACACTAGGTAAAGGCTTCTCATCAATAAGCGGGGAAGCACTGCTTGCTTCAGCGGCAAAGCTTCTTAGAATCAACAGGGGAGAGGACAAAGTAGACAACCGAGACAGCCTCAGGTTTAAGGAACTTTGGACTATAGACAACCATATACCTGAGCGTGTGAAAAACTCACAAAAGCGCATCAAATACAAAATAGGGAACAATGTCGACCGTAAAGACGACATACGTTCAATCATAACTTCTGATATATTCAATGTTCCCGTAAAGACATTTTTTACGTCAACGTCGCTGTCTCAACAAAGCTCGCAGACAAACCCAATCGACATGCTTGGCGGTTTCATGAGAACCACGATCATGGGCCAGGGCGGCATTCAAAGTGATAACGCTATAACAGACGAGGCTAAGCTGATAGACGCTAGCTACCTTGGGCTGATTGATCCGGTTCACACTCCCGAGGGCAAGCGGTCGGGTGTGACAGCGCATCTAGCACTGGGCGTCAGTAAGCAGGGTAAGACCCCGTACATTGATCTCAGGGATGCCAAGACGGGAAAGACTGTCAGGAAGAGCCCCGCAGAGCTTTCAGGAAAAGCCGTTGCTTTTGCAGATCAGTACGACCTTACCAAGAAAACACCAAAGGCATTATCGGATAATATTACCGTAGTTGCTCGTGACGGTGGAGACCCAGAAACAGTAGGCCCGTCAGAGGTTGACTACATATTACAATCGCCAAAGCAGCTATTCAGCATTACCGCTAACCTTATCCCATTTCTGCCCAGCGATCAGGCAAACAGGGCTGGAATGGCGACGCGGCACATGGAACAGGCAATCTCTCTAAAAAACAGAGAGCAGCCCCTTGTCCAAGTTGTTTCCGGTAGCCCTGATCCCAAGTACAAGACTTGGGAGTCTATTGTGGGAGACTTCACCGCACATAGCGCACCTGTTAGCGGCACTGTAGAGTCCGTGTCCAATACAAGAGTTGTCATTAAGGACAAGGATGGGAAGACCCATCAAGTGGGCATGTACGACAACTTCCCACTGAATGAGAAGAAGGCTTTTGTAAACTCAACCCCTCTGGTTAAAAAAGGCGACAAGGTAAAGAAGGGGGAGATAATTGCTGATACGAACTTCACCAAAGACGGCGTTCTTTCAAACGGGCTGAATTTGACTGTTGGATATCTGCCTTTCAAAGGACTTGTTTTTGAGGACGGAATCGTAATTTCTGAAGGGGCCTCCAAAAAGCTGACTTCTGAGCACCTACACAAGAAACGTTCTTACATTGAAAAAAACATGACCGTTGGCCTTAAAAAGTATAGGGCGAACTACCCCGGCGCAGTATCGGATGAGAACGCTAAGAAGTTGGACGAGGACGGCGTCATAAAGAAGGGGCAGAAGGTTGCTCCTGGCGACACCTTGATGACAGTTCTTCAGAAGACAGAACCTTCAAAGGAGCAGCTTCTACTGAAGGGTATCCACAAGTCCTTAGTGCGCCCTTGGAAAGATAAAAGCATCGTCTGGAACAAGCCCTATTCAGGAACCGTGACAGATGTTGTTAGGAATGGCAGGGAAATAGTCGTCAACGTAAAGACGGAAGAACAGGCCGACGTCGGGGATAAGCTTACCGGAAGGCATGGTAACAAAGGCGTTATTACTGCGGTAATACCTGACGAGGAGATGCCCAGAGATAAGGACGGTAACGCACTCGAAATAATCTACAACCCGTCAGGAGTTCCAGGGAGAATCAACCTCGGGCAGGTATTAGAGACCAGTCTTGCAAAGGTAGCAGAGAAGACTGGTACCCCGTACGCCGTTGAAAACTTTCAGCGAAACGACCAGAAAAAGATAGTTCAAGTTAAAGAGCATTACAGGACCATAAAGACAAAAGAGGGTCCTAAGCGCATCCTTGTTAAGCAGCATGAGCGTGAGCTTGGATACCAAGAGATGGTTAAAGCTGAGCTTGAAAAGCATGGTATTGATGAGACAACTGAGCTTTTTGACCCAGAGACCGGTAAGAGTCTTGGTAGGATTCTTGTTGGCAAGCAGTACACCCTAAAGCTAGTACACCAGATAGACAAAAAGCTTAGTGGCCGCGCCCATGGTTACGGATATGATTACGACGCAAACCTAGTGCCTAAGGGGGGCGGAGAGACTGGTGGTGCGCAGCGCTTTGGTGAGCTTGGCTTGTATGCGATGCTGGCTCATGGCGCTGTCGGTAACATCAGGGATGCGCTGACATTCAAGAGCGACAAGCAGCAAGACGACGTCTGGACAGCCATACAGACGGGTTCGATCTTACCGTCCCCTAAGCCAAGCTTTGCTTATGAGAAATTCGTATCCTACATGGCCGCTCTTGGCATGAACATTGAGAAAGATGGAAACGGGCTCATTGTTTCCCCCATGACAGACGAGCAAATAACCTCAATGTCTAATGGCGCACTGTCAGACGGAAGTAGAGTTATACGTGGTAAGGACCTTAAGCCTGAAAAGGGTGGTCTGTTTGATGAGGACATAACCGGGGGACCTGGTGGAAAGAACTGGTCTCACATAGAGCTTTCCGAGCCAATGCCAAACCCTCTCTTCGAAAAGGGCATTCGATCTCTTCTGGGCATTACAGGCAAGGAATATGACAGCGTCATAGATGGGTCTAACGGTTTCAACTCAAACGGTGACGTGGTGCCTGCTGGAGACGGAGTAGTCAGTGGTCCAGCTGGAATTGTAGCAGCTCTGAGAGCTGTCAACATCGAGGCGTCCCTTGCAGCTGCTAAAGAGCGCATCAAGACTGTGCGCAGAAATGACTTAGATAAGGTCAACAAGAAAATTAAGTATCTTCTTATGCTTAAGAAAAACGGCATGTCTGCTCAAGAGGCATACTCGCTTTCTAACCTACCGGTACTCCCTCCAATATTTAGGCCAATCAACGCCCTTGAAGGCGGTGACTTAAATATCGATGGCCTAAACATGCTCTACAGAGACATAGCCATACTTAACAACAAGCTCAAGGAGTCCAAGGGCATCCTTCCAGAGGAGGCTTTGGTTAAGTTGAGAGAGGACCTGTATAACGCATCAGACGCACTATACGGAACCACTTCAGGAGCACAGTCTACAGGTGTTGCACTTGATGGGTCTGCTAGGCCACCAGGAATACTAACTATTTTGTCTGGTAGGACGTCACCTAAGCAGAGCTTCTTCCACACAAGAATTCTAGACAGGAAGCAAGACATCTCTATGAGGTCTGTAATTGTGCCTAATTTAGACCTGCACCTTGATGAGCTTGGCATGCCGAGAAAAGGCGCAATGAAGGTATTCAGACCCTTCGTTGTCAAAGAGTTGGTAGGCATGGGGTACACCCCACTACAAGCCAGGGAAGAGATTGAGAAAGGCTCTAAGATCGCGAATAGGGCTCTAGAAGTTGCTGCAAACAAAAGACCTGTTCTGTTTAAGCGTGATCCGGTGCTGCATAAGTTCGGCATAATGGCATTCAAAGCTAAGATACACGATGAGCAGAGTATTCATATCCACCCACTCGTTACGGGCGGATTTAATGCCGACTTCGATGGCGATACGATGGCAGTGTTCGTTCCCATATCTCAGCAGGCGGTTGACGAGGCATATAACATGATGCCTTCCAAGAATTTGTTCAATCCCGCCACTGGCCGTGTCATGTACCAACCAAGTCTAGAAGGGCAGTTGGGCCTTTTCCTGATGACCCAAATGGGCAAGAAGACAGGCGGGTCCTACAAGAACCAAAAGGATGTCATTGCAGATGCGAAGGCGGGCAAGATATCCATGACGGACGTAGTAAGCGTGGGTGGCATGAAGACTACCGCCGGTAGAATAATGTTCAATAAAACACTACCCAAGAAGGTGCAGAGCGAAGAGATACTGACCAGCCCAGACATGGTCATGGGAAAGAAGAATCTTCAAGCAGTTCTCAGGTCAGTGGCCACGGATACCCCAGCAGAGTTTGCTCAAACGGCAGACAGGATTAAGGAGTTGGGATTCGGACACGCGTACAACATAGGTTTCAGTTTCAGCCTGAAGGACTTCGATACACTTAAGGGAATCAGAGACACTGAAATGACTCGTGCACGGGTGAAGGAATCCGCCATCCGTAAAAAGGTCAAGATGAATTTGATCTCAAGAGAGGCCGGTGACCAGCAGATAGTAAACCTGTATACCGACGTCACAAAGAAGATGAATGACGCCTCTAAGAAGGTTCTTGATAAATCAGGAAACAAGCTTAGGGCGATGAACAATGCGGGCGTTAAACCCGCCTGGGCACAGCTACAGCAAATGTTGTTAGGGCCCATGCTGCTGGAGAATGCTAGCGGTAGAGTTATTCCTGTTCCGGTTGACCGCTCCTACTCAGAAGGGCTTAGGTCTTCCGACTACTGGGTTGCAAGTTCAGGTGCGAGAAAGGGCCTTATCGAAAAAGTTCAGTCTGTTTCAGTACCTGGCGCCCTGAATAAGCAAATAGCGAACACGATGCTTGGATACATAGTTACTTCAGATGACTGTGGTACTACTAATGGTATTGCATTGGACGCGACCGATGGAGATATCGTTGACAGATTCACTGCTAAGAGCGTCAAGGTTGGCAAGGCGACGATTCCCGCGAATACTGCTCTAACTCCCAACCTGATAGCCAAGATGAAGACCTCTAAAGTCTCGAAGGTGTTGGTAAGAAGCCCACTAAAGTGTGAGGCTAAAAAAGGCATGTGTTCTAAGTGCTACGGCGTTCAAGACAATGGGCAACCCCTTGAGAAGGGAACAAACATAGGCCTTATCGCTGGAATCTCTCTGGGTGAGAGAGGAACTCAGCTATCAATGAAGACCTTCCATACCGGTGGTGTTGCGGGTTCAAGCGGGGGTGTTGTCGGGGGCATTAGTAGAGTTTCTCAGCTACTTAAGATGCCAAAAGTTCTACCTAACTCAGCGTCCTTGGCCCCAATCAGCGGGGAGGTAACGAGTGTAGCTGAGAGTGGTGTGGGCGGTTTTGACGTTAAGATCGGGTCCAGCGAAGTTTATGTCCCCAGTGGTAGGAAGTTGAATATCTCCGTAGGGGACCGTGTAAAGAAGGGGCAGAAGATATCATCAGGAACCATCAACCCCCACGATCTGCTGGACAAGACCAACATAGATACTGTCAGAGCCTACATATCTAGTGAGATACATAAGGTGTACGAGAACGAGGGTATCAAGAAACGAAACGTTGAGGTTGTCACTAAGGCTTTGACAAACCTTGGTGTGATAGATGAACCTGGGGACAGTGACTTTGTACGGGGCGATCTTGTGCCTCTAACAAGTGTTGCGGCGGGTAACAGATCCTTGAAGAGTCCCGCCAAAGTCACCCCTATATTACGAGGCGTGGAAACCTTGCCGCTAGACCAGACAACGGACTGGATAGCGAGATTACAGTATAGGCGACTAAAAGAGACTTACATCAGAGCCGCAAATGAGGGCTGGAAGTCAGACATCCACGGCGTACACCCCGCACCAGGCATCGCCTACAGCGCAGAGTTTGGTAAAAAGGATAAAAGCGAGGGCCCCTACTAATGACAGCGATTAGCCAAGAGAGGGCCTTATCACCAGCAGTTGTTCTTCGTTGTCGTGTAGAGACCGTAAATATAGATAAGTTTACGGTTGACCTCACGACTCTTACATCAAGACAGCTACACCCAGGTGTTCCCGTTGCTGGGCTGTACATGTCTCCTGAGCATGGCGGTGGCGTTTACCATCTCCCAGAGGTCGGCTCCGATTGCTTTCTCTTCCTTCTACCAGACGGGAGCAAGTTTGTATTAGGCTTCCAGATCAATGAGACACCAAAGAAACCTTCAGATGAAGCTCTTAGCGATTCGGATTATCTAGGAAGTTACAACGGTCTAAGAGAGCCATTAGAGCCTGGAGATATATTCTTAGGCACAGCAGACGACAACAAAATTATTCTGCGTAAAGGCGGCATCGTTCAAGTCAGCGCAACAGGGCTAGCCCAAAGACTCTACATACCGGTAGAGAACATGATTAGGGACTACTTCCAAAGGTATCATGCAATAAGCCCGTTGGGCGAAATCGAGTGGGGCCACGCAACCTTAGTGGCTGGAGAAAGCCCGTCATCGGGAGCAGGATCTCTTCCGAACAGCGACTACTTTCTAGAAGACGGTAAAGAAAACAAGTTGAGCTTCATAGAGAATACCCCTGTTCTAGTTAAGTACAACATTAAAGACCTTTGCCAAGAAGACGTAACAAAGGGCAAATACAGTGTGGAGTTGAGAGTAGGGAGACTTACAACAGAGACACTCGACCCAGAAGAAGATATCGAGCACGTGTTTGCACAGGAACTGTACAAGGTTGGGTCAAAAAGGGCAGAAAAACCCGTAAGACCAGACCTGGCTGCTCCTGAGGACGAAAGCAGCTCATCAAAGATGGGCATTCGATCTGAAGAGAAGGGTATACTCAGCTGCACCATCTACTGCCACGACGAAGGGGCTAATAAGGACAAAGTAACCTACGCTTTTCAGCTTAATCGTGACGGGGACAACTTTATCTTTTCTAGAGGGCACACTCATGTAGAGATAGCAGAAACGGTATACGCTAATGTGCACAAGGGAGTTAGAATAGAGTACGGTGATAAGGGCGTTAACAATCAACAGTCCGTATTAGAATTATTACAGAGTAATGAATTTAGGACGAGTGTTAAGGCGCTGATACACGAAGTGGTTGATGATATGGAAGTATCAGCCAAAAACGTAAAGCTGAATGCTTCAGAGGAAGTACACTTGGGCGCAGGAGCTGATGATTTCGTTACCAGGTTCAATGCCCTAGAAACGTTTATGATGACAAGTTTTCAATGCGTAACTGCTTTTGGCCCATCTGGACCCATGATACCTCCCTTTGATCCTGACGTCGGTTCTACTAAAGTTAAGGTGAAGAAGTAATGCCACTTGCAGACCCTACAACGATAACGAATATGGATAACGCCGTTCAAACTATAGTAGGAAATCTACCCGCAAACCAAGAAGAGCTTGATGCGTGGGATTGTGCTGCCGCATGGGCGCCTGTAGCTACCGCTTTCTTCTCCGCTGCTGCGATACCTTCTGTTACTGATGAGGGTAAATCGGCTGGGGAGTCAGCCTTTATAACAGCCTGTCACGGTGCCGCAGGCAGTACAAACTCTATGACAGAGTCCGCTTTGTCAGCTGGCTTTATTGCTTATGCTGCTACGGTTGTTGCTCCTGGGATGTGTTTACCACCTGCGCCAGTTGTGCATGCACCTCCAGCAAACCCTCTAGTCCTCGTGCTTTCAGGGCTTCCGCCATCAGAAGCTACGTTACCATCAACAACAGTGCTATATAATCAGCTTCTACCATGGGCTGTAACAGGAACTCAGACCACGCCGCCAGCAGCGGTTGTTCCTTGGTCATAGGAGAACATAATGGAATTGATTCAAAAGATTAAGGGGCCTCAGTTTGAGAAGACGTCTGCAAAAACGCTTCTTGGAGACAACCCATCAACTTACCCAAGCGAGCTAATCGCAAACCTGTACAAGCAGCACCCTTACTTGGGTAAGTATCAGGTGAACATCTCGATTGAGGGTCAGGACCCGTCAATGGGATACATGTACGGGGTCTTCATGGTTTCCCACGCGTCTGACGTACCGCCTGAGCCGGGCGTAAAACGTATGGGTGAAGTTATTAGTCAAGGGGCGCAGTCTCCTGACCCATCAAAGACAATTAGAATTCCTATTATTGTAGACAACAAAAAAGCTCATAGCTTCGACGTTTTCATTACGTCGGACGGTAGATTCCTGCCTCTGAATGAATCTAGGGTGTCCGCAGCTCTGTTTGAAACCAGTCCGTTTGCTGTGGCTCCTAGGCCTGCTCCCGCATCAGCAGGAGCTATGGGAAGCTCGATGCCGATTGGCGCTCAGGGTAGAGAAGCTCCCATGAGCGGTGTCACAAAGACATCATCCGCTCTGTTCAGCCATATTGATAAGGACGAGGTCCGCTCTTTTGTTAGCAGCATTTCTAAAGAAGCCTCATTGAGTAACGCCTACCAGATTAATCCTGTGTTCTCTGAAGCTCTTCACAGACTGGTGGAGATGTCCTCTGAGAAAGAAGTGGTTAAGGAGGCTTCGGCAGACTTTACCTCCGCAGTGATTAGCAAGGTTGGAGGGGGGTTCAAAATCAAGACCTCAAACGCTTTAGACATCGGACCGGAAGTGGTTGTTAGCAACAAAGAGGCCGAGTCAGTACTTCCTGTTGAGATTCGTCAACAGGTTATCAAAACGGGTTCAGCACTTATGACCCCCAGTGAGAACCGTACCCTTGAGTCTATTGAGTACACTGACGGCTTGTCGGACGTAACAGAAAGCGGTGTTTACTCTGTTATGACAAAGACCGGAAAGGCGCAGCGAGCCGTAGTATTGAACAATGTGCATAGGGTAAACGGCACAGAGTCAGATATGCTTTTGGTGGTCGGTAGCACGGGCGCCTCCTTCCAAGAGAAGCTTGCAGGAGTGAGGTGTGGGGACACGGACATCTCAAAAATCGAAGGTTCAGAACCTCACGGAGAGGGCGTCTTCATCCTCAAAGAGGCTGGCATTGTCTTAGAGCCGGTAAAGGTTCTGCATACGATAAATGACAGCGAAGGAACTTCTTATGCTTACTCACACCCTCTTTATGGAGTAGGTCATCTAAAGGTAGCCTCGGTCAAAAACCTTGTTCAGGTCGATACGAATGTTCAGCTTCTTCCAGAGGATTTCGCTTTCGTACCCTTGCAGTTCGGGGCCAGATACTCTGCCGATGCAGAGTCGATGGACAAGATCGCAACCAGGAGAAGTCGGATTTCTAGTGTAAGTCTGATCTCTGATGGAACAGCGTTCTCTTTCTCTGGTCAGAGCATGGACACAAACTCAATGTCAGGATTAACAAGAGATGAAGCACTCCTTGTACTATCTGACTTAGGGGATAGCGCGGACGGAGCCTATCAGAAAGTCGCAAACGCATCCGCCGGCTCTTTAGAGAAGTTCGCTGTACGTAAAGCAGAAGCCATAAAAACAGCCAGCACTGTTGATGCAGAGCTAGTCGATATTACGAACTTAATCAAAAACGATCTTGTCAAAGAAGCCGCCAGCTTGACCAATTCTGAAACAGTTGACTCTGTACTAAGTCTCAACTTCATCAATCCGGAGAACGTGACCGGCTACATCGACTCGATACCCACTTTCGAGGAATCTGCCTCTAAGCTGGCAGAGCTTTTGGTAGGTGTTCGATTGGGACTTTCAGACGTTCCGGAAACAGCAGTCTCCTCTGCTCTACGGGGTATAGAAAGAGCTATCGGAGGACTTAAGAAACTACAGGTTCGAGCAAACATGGTCTAATGTATGAGACATCCAGCAGAATACTGGCTCAAGTATATGCTTATGTTCTCAGACCTGTCGCATGCTCAAATAGCTGAGGCAGCTAGCATTTACGGAATGGTGCCACCCACAATTGAGTACCTAAACTCGCTGAGGGATACCCTCATGGAGACCCGTCCGTCACCGTTTCGTATGGACTTCTCAGCTTCTAGAAACTGGGTGCGGAGGCAGCGTATACTTTCCATGGCTAGGGGAGATGGTAGTGCTACTGACGCTAGAGAGCTGCTCGGTGATTCTAAATGTCGGTTAGTTATTGAGACATTATTACTCGCTAATATGGATGTTGAAGACGTAGCGAAGTTTACGCTTGAGATAACAGGTGTTTCGGTACAGCCAAAGACCATAGATTTATTTAGACATTACTTCTGGAATAGGTCCGCACTATCGACCAAACAGTGGATGGACTACCTTGACGAGTACGACAATGGTAAGGTTTTAGCATCCTGCTACAGTCAGGGCGGAGAATACGCCTTATGGAAGTTGGGACATAGAGTTTCTCTTCCAAAAGAAGAGGTTCTCAATAGTGTCTTTCACGAATCAGCGATGCGGTTCTTTGAGACCAGCCAGTTTGACAATACTAGGGACACCGCAATGACAGCAAAGCTTTGGGCAGAAAGCCTATTTAAGGCAAACGAAGAGCTTGAGAAGAGCGGTGACGCCGTTAAGCAAGTGCTCGATAATCTAAAAGATATTGCAATCAAGCTGGGTAAGCGAGACATAACCAGTATCGACGACCTGGGGGACGCATAATGTTTGGCGGTGGTCCAATAAATATCGAGGCGATAGTATTCAAGGAATCGAAGACCCAGATATCGGGCATTCGGGCTGAATACAGGATCGACGGTGACCGGATACAGTTTCACCTGTGGCCTGACCCGGAGTTCCCAGAAGAATTTGAAGCTAAAGCTAGACGTGGTCTAAAGCACTTCAACAAAGAAGACGTGGTTGTTGATTACGTTCCTGAGGTCGCGAGCTGGTACGTCGAAGTAAAAAATATAAACGTGGGCCTGACTGATTCGCTGGTGGAGTCAATAGTGAAGAAGTTAGCAAAATCGGTGGACCAGGATGGCTAAAAGCAAGAAGAAATCTTACGGCTCCCAGGTATTAGCGGTTGCCCCAGCCTTTGCCGTTAAGTCCTTATTGGGTGATCTACCCAGAGGCGGTATTGAAAAAGCTGTAGAGCTGAAGGCCTCTGGTTCAAAGGGGAGTTCGCTAAAAGCCTTATCTCAGGGACTAAAGGGTCGCGGAGCAGGTAGGGCGTTAGGCGGCGCCTTGGGAATAGCCAGCGCCCCTGTTTTCTTAGGTGGTCTGAAACTGCTTAACTCTAAGAATAAGTCGGACCAGGCCAAAGGCTTACTAATGCTCGGTGCCTCAGCCGCAGGATACCAGTCCGTTAAAGGTCTTACAGAAGGGTTCAGAGAGGCCAGAGCCGCAAACCTATCCAAATCAAAAAGCATCACTGAGGGTCTTAAGCTGGGACTAATAAGGTCTGGCTACAAGACTCCCGCCGCACTCGCCCTCGGCCTCAGCGTGGCCGCAGGTAGGAAGAAATCTAAAGACAAAAAGAACGCCAGTAAATTCCTCGCTCCGGCTCTTGCTGGAGCGGCTATAGGCGCTCTGTCTCGCGGCGGAGAGGGTGTAGCAAAAGATATTCTAGCTAAGAAGGGTATCAAGGCGTCGCTCAAGGGTAAGATGCCCCGCCTTCTAGGAGGAGCCGCTGGCGGCTTGCTGGGCGGCGCTGTTCTGGGAGGGGTCGTAGACTCTGCCATGAAGTCACTTGAGAAGAAATCGTCAGTTCAAGAATTAGAGAAAAACGCCGACGTTGCTACAGCATCACTTGTTAAAATGTTGGAGCTTGCAGGTATTCACGGTGCAACAAAAGCCGCATTTGGTTACGGGAAAGAGGGAAGGCTTTTTGGAAGAACGCGCCTTGGTAAATACACCCAAAGAAAGGCCGAAGAAGCCAAAGCCAAACAATTGGCAATAGGTATTAGAGAGGGGGTCTCTGGAAGGCGTACTCAGGGGTTTAGGGCTGGACTAGTTGGTAATCTATCAGTCCCCATCCCTGGTCTAGGGTTCGGCCCAGAACTGAAGATTCAGCGATCTTTGGGTATTGACATAGGGAACATGCTTCGAAAGCTACCGCCTTCTGTAAGAGCTAAGTATCTAGATAGTGCTAAGGCGTTTGTGGAGCGTAACCCCGCAATGAGAACCACTAAGGCCGGCGAGCCTGTAGCTGTTTTCAACCAGTTGCCTGATGCGGTTGATATGGTCCTTGGAAGAAAGTCTCTTCCTGGGTCTAAGTTGCAGAACATGCTCCTTTACGGAGGTCGCGGAGGCTTGAAAACAGATCTCAAGGCGGGGGCCTTAGACAAAGCGTCACCAATTAAAGACACGCTTCCAAACCTACTGACCATTGGCGGCGGCGCAGCAGCAGTTGCGGCAAGCGGCGGGCTGGGTTTGGCAGGTATCCCACTTGGTGCGTTAGGGGCACATGGCGCCTTGAGCGGATCAAAGAATATAGTTGCCAAGCTCCCAGCTATACGTAGGCAGGGGTTGGCGCAGGGTGCGAAGGGTATAAGAGAGGCATTCCTCCCTAGGCTCGGAACCACAAAGGCAAGCCGACGTGCCGACCTTTTAATGGACTACGGCATATCACCGGGCGCACGTGACTTTGGGCGAATTGTTGGTGGGGCCTCTAGAGGACTGCTGCAAGAGGGGCGTCGCCAAATTCGACGTGTTGCCAATCAAAAATTCATAAATAGAGCTGCCGCTAAGGGTTACGGAACTCCTCTCAAAGATATTGCTACACCGGCTATACTTACAGGTTCAGGTGTAGCGGGTCTCGATGCCATATTTAGAGGTAATAAGAGTTGAGTCTTTATGACTACATAAAGGTTGCTGAAAAAGCTACCGCCCCTGGTAAAGAGGCTCATGGGACAGGCATACCCGCTCTAAAGAGCTGGTTTAAGCCGTACCCACACCAAAAGAACGCCATAGATAGGCTATTCAAAAATCGCGGTAAAATGATCCTTGCTCACGAGATGGGTACGGGTAAGACCGTTACGAGTATTTATGGATTCGAAAAGCTCAAGCACGAGGGCAAGGCTAAAAGGGCTCTGGTTGTCGTACCATCTGGCCTACGCGCTAACTTTGCCCAAGAGGGTGTTGAGAAGTTTACTAACTCGTCCTTCCAGGTCATCGGGTCATCCTCTGAGGGAAGGGAAGACGACAGGTACGTTCGCCCAGGCAAAGAGAAAGAAGCGGACTATACGATTGTATCCTACGCGCAGTTTAGGAGAGATCCGAAAGGCTTTATGGAGAGGACTGGGTCCGACACGCTGATCTTTGACGAATTTCACAAAACTCGGAATGAGACGGCTGGCACCTTTAGGGCCGCTCTAGAGGCAAGGCCTTTGGCAATAAATGTCATGGGTCTAACAGCGTCAATGATAAACAACTCTCCATCTGAGATTGCATCGCTTCTGACCATAACAGAGGGTCGTCGGGACATGAGCCCGAAGCAATTCAAACGAAAGTACATTGAAACAATCGGATTTACCAAAGGGTTTGGCGGCGGAAGAAAGCCAGTTAAGGGTCTGAAGAACGTAGATGAGCTTAAGGCTAGAACTCAACCCAAAATAGATCTGGTTGAGACAAAGGACCTGAAGGGCAAAACAATGCCCCGTAAGGACTTGAAGAATGTTGATGTTGAAATGAGCCAAAAGCAGTTTCAACTCTACCAGCTCGCGTTAGATAAGCTGGGCCCTATACGAGAAAGAATTGTTAGACGCGACCCGAACATTACTGTAAAAGACGCCCAAAACCTGTTTGGGCAGATTACACAGGCCCGCCAACTGGCTAACGCTGTCCATACCGGAAGGAAGGACATGAGCCTTAAACGTTCGGCTGAGGCATCACCCAAGGTAAAACGTGTGCTTGACGATACAGTCCAGCACCTTAGCGAAAAACCGGATCACAAGGTGGTCCTTTATTCAAACTTGGTCAGGGGTGGAGTTGATGTTCTCTCAGCTGGATTACGCGCTCGCGGAATCGATCATGCTGTCTTTGTCGGAAAAGGAACTGAGATCGGGGGGAATAAGATTACCTCAGTCGTCAGGCAGAAAGGGATCAAAGACTATAAAGACGGGAAGAAGAAGGTTATTATATTATCTGGCGCTGGGGCTGAAGGGCTTAACCTAAAAAACAGCACCGCCTTTTATAGCCTTGACGGACACTTCAACCCGCAAAGGATACTACAGGCTGAGGCTAGAGCACGCCGACTTGGAGGGCAGGAACATCGTGCCGTAGAGAATCGAGTTGTCGACGTACGTAGGTATAGAAGCGTAGTGCCCAAATCTGCTAGACCAGGATTTTTTGGTAAACTAATTGGCAGAAAGGCTGACCAGACTACTGATGAATGGATGTATGGTGTAGCCGGCAATAAATACAATACACAAACTAAGTTTTATAAGACGTTCAAAGAGCCCCCAAAGCATCTGTACAAGTATCGGGGTAAAGACGGAAAGATAAAATATGTCTACCCCAAGCGACAAAAGCCCAAAGGTTTTTTCCAACGACTCTTTGGTAGTTCAGAGAGTTCTAAACCAAGTCCAAAGTATGAGGCCCCGAAGCCTACGCCTAGCCGACAGCCTGAAAAGGTGTGATGGTTGCAAACACTTCGTGTATGCTGCCGGTAGAGCGTGGAGTAACGAGGGGGAGTGCACCAAGTTCGCATCACCAGTTAAAGGCGAGTTTGTGTGTGACGACTATGACGACATCAAAGACGACTCATTTTAGAATCTCTACCCGCCCCTGCCTTAGACTGGTTTTTACCTTACAGTCTGTTATCGAGTCCTTAGCCATACCCACTATCAAGTTTTTATTACTGGGTGATAATGGTGGCCAGAAGAGGAGGGTGACACCATCATCATGAATTATGGCGTCAATAAGGTCGTTACCCATAGCTCTGGAAAGGGAACCCACGAGGGATTTATAAGGTTCTTGGAGGGTTTTACTCATGTTTAAATTCCAAAAGACATCAAGGGGGAAATCGCTTCCTTCCCTTGAGATGTTCCCAACAGAGTTTGTCAGCTCCTTTATGAATATACCAATTTCAGGAGAGTTAGAAAAATTCTCTTTTGACGGGCGTCGATACTTACTTCCGATCTATGACACCCCAGCAAAAAGAGTTCTCCTACAGTGCGGACGTCAGGTAGAGAAATCAACCACGCTGGGAAACATCACGCTAACTTATGCGATGCTCCGAAAGCACTTTAGAAGCCTGTTTGTTTCACCAACACAGCAACAGACAGAGACGTTCTCAAGAGACCGCATTACCACCCCAATAGACCTGAGCGACACTCTAACCGCGTTCTCGAAGGGAGAGAACACCAAGAACAACGTATTATATAAGAAGTTTCTAACAGGTTCCGATGTTACTTTCAGGTACGCGTTCCTTCACGCGGACCGTGTTCGTGGTATCTCCGCAGACATGCTCCTTCTAGATGAGATTCAGGATATTCTTACAGAGGTTATACCCGTCATTGAAGAGGCCCTGGCACATAGCCCTTTTCAAATACTTAGGTACTCTGGAACACCAAAGTCATTGGACAATACAATATCTTATTACTGGGAGCAGTTTAGTACTCAGAACGAGTGGGTCATTCCGTGTGACGGATGCAATAAGTGGAACGTCATCGAAATGTCCAGCTTGGGTGACGACGGTCTTGTGTGCACGAGGTGCGGAAGGCGTATACACGCAGACCACCCAAGAGCGCAATGGGCATCAATGAGATCACCTCAATGGCTTGCCAATCCTCCAATTGCTAGACCTTTCGAGGGCTACCGAATACCCCAGTGTATCGCTCCTTGGATAAACTGGGACTCCATTTTGGATAAGAAGAAGCGTTACTCACCGGCGCAGTTCTATAATGAGGTTCTTGGTCTGGGGTATGACTCAGGTCACAAGCCCATCACAAGGGACATGCTAATTAAATCATGCGCAACAAGAAGCATGTCTGACGCAAAAATGTTCGCTGGTAGATCTGATACCTACATGGGTGTTGACTGGGGTACGGGTGAAAACTCTTACACAGTGATGACCATAGGTTGCTACCTTCAGGACAGGTTCCACATCCTGTTCTGTAAAAGGTTTGAGGGTGAGGAATCTAGCCCCGAGAAAACTGTAAACATCATCTGTAAGTACATAAGAGACTTCAACGTGAAGATAGTCGGTACGGACTACGGTGGCGGGTTCGACAGGAATGACAAGCTCATAAGAGCTTTTGGTGTGGAGCGTATAGCGAGGTACCAATACGTCAATACAAAGAAGATATACTTTGATAAACATCTTCTAAGGTTTATGGTAAACCGTACAGAAGCCTTAATGGCCATTATTAACAGCATCAATAGATGTGACACATTTGTATTTCCCAAATGGGAAGATTTTGAGTCTCCATTTGGAACAGATTTACTGTCCGTATTTACGGAGTATAATGAAGCGCGGAGGATGACGGTCGTAAGTAAGTCACCTGGAGCAACGGATGATACACTCCACTCTATGACTTATTGTTTCTTAGCCTCTATGATAAGGCACCCCCGACCTGATATTATTACACCAGATAAGGAAAAGTAATCGGAATCAGAATGAACGATCTGGAAAGCTACATACTTTCAAAAGAGGCTAACAGGGTAGACCGTGAGCAGCTTTTGGCTATGGGCAAGAGAGCTGCCTCAAAGTATATCGATGAGGATGTATCTCTGAACGACGCTATCACTGAGATGGCAAAAGAGGCCTCGCTAACAGACGAGCAGGTGAAGAGGGTCGTCGAGTACGCAAACAACGCAACGTTCAATGTCCTCTTCAAAAACACCTATGACAAAAACATTACCTTCCCAATGGCCGACTCAAACTCTGTATTAGGAGGAGTCAGGGCCACAAAGGAAAAAGTAGCAGAGGTTCGTATGCCAACTAAATCTTCTAAATACATTCCGGGGCAAGAGTACGTTACCCTTGAGGGTGCTTTCGAGACATCTGATGACTTCGAAAAGAACGCGGAAGTCCTTGATGTTCACGCAAAGACGAAAGAGTACTTGGATCTCAAGCAAGAGCTTTCAAATCTTAACAGCGAGAAGACCGTGCTTTCTTCAGCACTTATCGACGGACTTCACTCAATGAAGGATATGTGTAAAGAAGCGGCTGCTGATGGCTACTCCCCGGAAACTGTTGGCGCCGTCATCATGCACGCCAATCCATCAAATGGCCTTGCGCAGGTTATCCAAGAACACGTTGGGGTAGGGCTAGCAAACCTTGGGTCAAAAGATAAGCTGGCAATGATGGGGTACTCTGTACAACCAGCAAACCCTATGACAGGCCTTACTCAAGACCTTGAGTCCGTATCGAACAAATTAATCAGCTCACAACAAGCGATTACAAGAACTCAGATGGCCATGACCGAACTTCTCAGCGTTCTTAGAGGATCTGAGATTGGTGGGCCTACCGCTAGATTGTTTAACCCGCCTGGTGGTACTCCTATGATGCCGGCACCGGCACCAGAAGCACCACAAACACAAGCCCAAGCAGCCCCAATGATGGGTGCTAATAAATAATTATTAGGCGGTAATAATGGCTGTAAAACCATCACTGGACGACTTGGCAAAAAAGCGTGACCTTCGCTATACAGGGGTTAGTAGGCTTGGGAACTATGTACAGGACAAGCTGTACAAGGTACCTGCTGTAATAGCTGGAGCGCCAGTCCGTGGCGCTAAGGAGCTTCTCGCTGGAACCCTCTTCGGACCCAAGTCAACTTTTGGGTCGAAGGGCGATGCCGCTATAGACGGTCGACGACTTAAGCCAGTGACGGGTAAGGGAAGATTCAGCGAAATCAGCAAAGAAGAATACAACGCCATAAAGAAGGGTTTGCAAAAGGGCAAAGCCTTCGAGATGAAGACTGGTCCACTAGGCAAAACTTATATGAAACAAAACTATAGGCCTGGCGGGCTTGTTGGGTTGGCTATGAAACATCCCATATTAGCATCGGGAGCAGGTCTTTTAGCGTACTACTTGGCGACAAATCCAGGGGCTAGGCAGGCAGCCGGCTCAATAGCTAGCGGCATGAGCCCAACGTTAGTTGCCGATCCAACAGCTTCAGTTCAAAAAAATTGGGCACAACCTAGCTTTGAAAACCCGTTGGCTAGCGACGTTTGGGGTAAATAATGGATAACAAGCAAATTCTAATCTCAAAGCTCAAAGCCTCTATTGATGGTGATGAAGGACTCTCCAAAGAAGCCGGAAGGTTTGACGCATTCATGAGAAATGTGAAAATCGGGAACGAGGGTTTAGCCGGTTTAGTCGCAGCAGCTGGTAGTGCTACCGCCGCAGCAAAGCTCCTAAAAGACTTCAAGAGGGCCAGAGACCTAAAGAGGATGAATCCGGCAAAGCGCATGCTCGCTCAGTCATTTGGTGAAGACACCATTGGAAGAAAGGCACTTATGTTTGGCGCGGGGGCGGCTGGTTTAGCTGGAGGCATTAAGGGCGTTGAGTCTCTGTCGGAGGGTATCGCTAATCCTATACGAAAGCGGTCCGCTTTTGACTCTATGATGGAAGACAACCCCTCATTAAAGAGAGAAGATCCAAAGGATGTTAAGCGCGTCTTTAACACCCTGTTCAGGTTCAACCCAAAGATGGCAGCAGATCCTTTGGTTGCAGGATCATTCATGAAGCGCACACTACAGTTCAAAGACGAAGGGATCCAGCCTGTAGACGTTAAGACGCTGACAGAGATTGGAAGAAACATGGCCCCAGGTAGAAGCGACAGTCTGTTAGGCTCCGCTTTCTTAGGCGGCGCAAGGGACCTTGCAGCGTTTGCGTAGGTACATAATTGATGCTTAAGCTACTTACATTCCCAGGGATTGATGAAGACGGAAACGTTTTTGTGCAAGCCATCGAGCCTAATAAAGGGCTGACCAAGACGGCAAGTACAAACCTTATGCCGCAGATCTCATCTTATATTGACGGGATAAAACCAAGCGATAAGCACCTGTACGTGCTTGTTAACGCTCTTGGTGCAGGCGAGTTCTACGGAAGTAACATAAACGGCGATTACTTTGAGGAGTCCGAACTTAACCCACCATGTGGCACTGATATGTTCGGCTACAAGACTTTTGGTAAGTCCGGTGTCTATCGTCACCATAAAAACAAAGACATCACTCGATCAATGGGTAAGGTTGTTTGTAGCTGCTACAACCCAGTGATGCATCGAGTCGAACTTATTATCGAGATCGATAGAGAAAAGGCTTTCCTTGAGGGACACAAAGATCTTGTTTCAAAGCTAGACAAGGGCGAGCACCCAGCTGTGTCTATGGGGTGCAAGGTTAAGCACGACGTCTGCTCAATATGTGGACATAAAAGTAAGACCAGGGCAGATTACTGCTCACATACCAAGCATATGATGGGAAAGGTTTTCCCTGATGGTAGAAAGGTCTTCGTATACAACCCTAAGCCTAGATTCTTCGACATATCTTTTGTGGTCATCGGCGCTGACAGAACCTCTTATGCTATGGCGAAAGTGGCATCGGTCTACGGGCAGACTTCTGCTGAGGCCGCCGAGCAGGCCGGTTTACGTGACGGCGACGCCGTAGCCATTCTAAAAGAGAAGATGGCGTCCAAGAAAAAAATCTCAAACATGATGAAGAAGATTCCGGGCATGTCCGCAAAAGTGATGCCCGCTATAGAGAATTCTGAAAAATCATTACCGAGTAATATTCTTGACGGCCTATCAAAGCATCCGCTAGATAAGGTGCTCACTACTTCGGCAGCGAGCGGCATTGTTCTGAAGCCTAGCGAATTTCAAAAAATAGTTTTGATACAGATCGGTAAGCCAGGACTTGCCAATAGGCTTGAGCAGGCGGGCCGCGTGTTCGAACCGTCTCTTAAAATTGATAGAAGCGTTCCTCTGGGTAACCGAATGAGTTACTCTCCGTCAGTAAGGGATATACTTCTACCAATGATGAATTCACGAAGTGTATTTGGTCCTGTATTAAAAAGACGTATTATAGTCATGCGTAGCGGAGAACCAAGTAGCTTAGCTGGAAAAGGGTCTGCACTCTTGAAGGTCGGGCACGTCGAGCTTAATCAGGGAGAAGAGGCTCTTCTAAACAAGATTTCAGATAGCTATAATGGCTACCGCGAACAACTGATCGAAAAAATTGGAGCAATTAGCTCCACCATCACACAAGGTGATTACAAGTTGCTCTCAAATATTTCAACAACCGGACTTGAAGACATGATGTTTGAAAGCCCCATGAAGAAAGAGGCTAAAATGCCTCTTGCGCTTCTAGGAGTTCTTCCAATGTCATATCTTTACGGCGCGCATGTGCGAAGAAAACAACGTGCCGGTAAGTCAACGGGGCCTTTGGATAGATTTGTAGAGAAACACCCAATCTTGGCTGCATCAGTTTTTGTAGGCCTTACGAGGATGGGGATGGCTCTCAAAGAGAGGCCTGAACTTATCTCAAAGGGTCTTAACAATGTTGCTGACAAGCTTGACTTATGAGGTATCTAGGTGACTTATTCCCACCAAAGACGGTGCCCTATTCTGAGTATTTCTTAATCTAACTTGAAACTCTAAGGAGAGTAATAAAATGAATGAACTGTTAGCTCAGGCATATGGTACCTACGAGAACATTAACAACAACAACGGCGTTGAGAAGACTGCCGAAGCCGCTCTTTTGGACGAGCTTCAGAAGGTAGCAACCGCTGAAGGAATCGACCTCAACGACTTCTCAGAAGATGATATCGTTGAGATTCTTTCCGAAGCTGTGAACGGTGTTGAGGAGGTCGAGAAGACCGCTTCTGCTGAGGAGGTTGACGCTGAGCAAGAGAAGCTCGCTGAGGCTGACTTCCTTGGTCGCACTATGGCTCACGCGTTCTACGACGAGCTTACCGCTATTCAGGGTGGTGTTGAGAAGACCGCTTCTCGCAACAGCGACAACTTCTTGAAGGTTGCCGCAGATGAGACCACTGACGAGGACGCGCTTGCAATGGACTCCTATGACTTCAGTGACGAGACCTTCGCAAACGCCTTCGAAGAGGCTGCTTTAGCTCGTGCAAACGAGATCATTGACTACCTGGACACGGGTGTTGAGAAGCAGTCCTCTGTCGCAGTTGACGACGAGCACTTGAACATCGCGGTTTCTGAGCGCGCTGGTCAGCTCCTCGACGAGAACGGATACGACGTCGAAGCAATCGTCGCAGCACTTAACGGCTAAAAAATGAAGTTGAACAAGGCGCACATCGAAACGCTTAAGGGTCAACTCCGAAAAGCTGAGGCTGTTGGTAAAAAGTCTCTGAAAGCAGGAGTTTCTGCCCTGGGTAAGACCACCGAGGCTGTGAAGAACAACCCGGTGGAGAGCGCCTTGTTCACTTTATTAGCTGCCGGTCTAGTAAAACGGACAAGGTCGCGTAAAGGCACTAGCTTGGAGCAGTCCAAGAAGGACTAGACTCCCCAGGAGATAAAGACATGTCGTCATTAGATCACTTGATTAAAAAGCTTGCTGGCGCTAGTCCTTCCGTGGCTGATAAGTCTCAAACAATGCCGAAAGAAGACGGTGTAGATAAGACGAATCCAGTCTACGTGGAGAAGCTAGCATCAGCGGTTGATTTTATTGTTGATAATATCAGCACAGAAAAGACTGCTTCGCCTGTTGATACAGGAGCTGAAGAGGTTGCTGAGGTTGAGGAGGTATCTGATATTTCTTCGCGCCTACGCAGTTCTCTACAAAGCAGGCTTAAAGAAAAAACTGCCGCCAGCACTACTGAAATTTCGGCAGAAGACCGAGCACTTATCGATAATGTGCTCAGCAGGATTCAGGGTATGAAAGCTTCCACTAATATGGAAACTGCTCCCGAAGCTGCGGAAGATAATATCGAAGAAATTTATGGAAATGAGGAAGAGACAGTTTCAAATGAGGCTGATGGTGAGGCAGCAGAGAAAGCCGCAAGCGCGGATCTTAGCCTCGCTGACGTGTTGAACGCAGCACTAGGTACTGAAGAGCAAACGACCGATAGTGACTCAGTTGTAGACGACGAAGTTGCGAAGACCGCGAATGTTCAAAGTAGCAATGGGCTTAACGCCCGTAAAGACGTCACCAACATCTTGAAAGAGAAGTTGATGGCAAAAATCGGTGGTGAGGAGGCACAATCATGAGCGAGATCACAAAGGAATCAACACTTCAAGTTCTAAAAGAGGTACCGGAGGTACTTCGAGCACTTGTTGAGGAGAACACTAAACTTGCTTCTATTATCGAAGAATATCAGAAGCAGGAGAAGGCCGAAGAGATCGTCTCAATGATGGATGCTCGTGGGTTCAGTGACAAAACCACACCCTTCAAAGATAAGGTTGCCGCACTGTTGGCTTCCAAGAAGGATTTGGAAGTAGTCAAAGAAGCACTAGCTCTGCAATCCCCCGATCTTTCGTTTGCATCGATTTCGGAAGTGCCTTCCGATGGTAACGGCGATGCTACTCAAGCATTCGAGAAATTTCTTCTCGGTGATTAATTTTTCACGTTTCTAAAGGAGAAACTTAAAATGGCTAAAGACATTTTTGGTGCCCCTCGTCGGCGTAACGTGAGCCCGAAGTCGTCTACACTGCATGTTCAAACACGCGATGTTGATTGCTCGGCGCTTGCGCAAGGCCCAGAGGATGGCGAATTCATTCTATTGAGTGGTGCGCGTCCAAGTGACGTAACCTTCCATGGTGCGGCAGCTGATGTTGACGCTGCTGAGCTTGAGGGCTCAATGCTGCGCATGGTCTGGGGCTCTGCTCGTCGTTCTGACCGAGCTGCTTTGAAGGGTCGTCGTACGACTGTCATCGCTCACGGTGCTGGACTTGACCTTGACACCGCTCTTTACCAAGTTGCTAATGAGGATGAACTCGCACAGTCTGATAACTTCCCAGCTGGAACTTTGTTGAGCGTTGGTAAGCAAACTACTGCTCTTGATGCTGTCGCTGGTGACGCTCAAGGACGTTTCGTACTTGAGGCTATGCTCGCAGACAGCTCTGGCTGGTGTGTTGGCTACGTCCGAGAGGCTGTTTCCGGCGACTGCGGAAATGGTAAAGCAATTAAAATTCACCTGTACAGCACGCCTCGATACATCGGCGCTACTAACGCTGGCGCAGGCGCATAACCCTAGCTCATAAAGGAGAATCACAATGAGTAACGTTCCTAGTGAAGTCCTCAACGAGCTGTTTGTTAGCAAGCTCGATACAGAGGCAGGTAAAGAAAAGATCGCAGCCCTTGGCGGCGATTACATCCGGGACCGCTTGCGCGAAGAATCCTTCGCTCGTAAGGTCCTTCCACCCCGTAATGTTAACCGTTCTGAGCTTCAGGTCAGCGTGGCACACGATACCCTCGTGAAGATCGTTGAGATTGAACCACAGAGTCGCGCAATGA